ATCGCCAGACGCTTTAAACTGAAATTGGTTAGCATCTACTGTGACATTTCTAGGATTAATAGATTCAATTTGCTGCCTGCCGTCAGACTCTAACCTAATATCATCAATTTCAGACTGAGTTATGGGCTTGCCTTTACTAGCGTTATCCATTGCCCGTTCTGCGACATTTAAGTGAGTGTTAATCTCTTGGGTGTTTTGAGGAAGAATATCATCTGCCAACTGTTGAGCGGCCTCATGTTCTTCCATTCCTTTTCTTAACTCAGGTGTATCAACAATTTGACCAGACGATACCGCTTTTTTGTAAGCTGCGACTAAGCCATGACCAGCGCCCCGGAGCATTGCTGCGCCTGCGCCTGTGGTTAATACAATATTAAGCGCTTCTTGAAAGGTAGGCTCTCGACCTAACTCTTCTTTATATTGGTATGCGTTATACTGAATACCTGCCTCAGTAATCATGGCGATACTAGCATCCCAACCCATCTTAGCTGCAATACCCCACTTTGCCGGGGGAGGGGCTAATACCATTGCTGCCACGTTTACCGGGTCAGTCATTGCACCGCCAGCAACGCCCATTAAGCCACCTATAACTCTCTGAGAAGGGTAGACTTGGCTGTATACTCTTTGCTGCTCTGCTTCTAATGCGTCAATGTCAGCATTAATAAAAGCCATGATTTCGTCACGATTAATAAAGCCTGCTTCTGGAAACTGCTTTTGTAAATCAGGGACAGAATCTAAAAAGTTTTCTGCCGTTGAAAGAAAAACAGCATTAAACTCAGGGCTTGTTTCGTCAAAGTTTTCAGACGGGCCTAGAAGGTTTGGCCTAGCAATGGTTAACTCTTCAACCTCTGGAAACATTTGTGGCGCATATTTTTTTACAGCGTTCATGTTTTGAATGTGGTACTTGAGGAAGGAGTTGCTTCTTGAAGTAGATTTCTCTGTTGCTCCAAAAGCATCAAAATCAATTCCAGCTACATCAAGTGTATTACTAATGCCTGTAAATGGTTCACTTGTGTCTATATCTAAACGCCCAATACCCATAGCTATTTATACTCCAACACAAAGTTTTCATTCCCGGATTTTAAAGTCTGGTTATTCCACATTAAGTAGTAACGCCCCTGCTCTCCAAACGATCTAATTTGAATCGTATTACTGTCTATTAATGATTTAATGTATGAGGATGAATCTTGTATCTGCACTGTTCCCTCAGCCTGACTGAGATCAGAATAATTGGCAGCACGACCATTCTCAAATTCCTCATAAACTATAATACTTTGTTCAGTAATCCCCGTTATGCTGTCAAAGGTAGACACTGGTAAACTAAGCTTCCAAGTGTTCATATCCTTTTCAGTCATTGATCGCCTTGCAGGAAATGTATAGTAATCTTCACTAAACATATTTCTACTGTCGCCTTTCATTTCTATAGGCTTTTGCATGACTAGATCCATAGCGTTATTCATGCGGTCTTCGTCTAAAACTTTTCCATAATCGCCAACATCAGCCGACATTGAGGCGTATACATAACGAATATTTGCCATCATTCCCATGCGATAGTTAGCATCCCCTTGAGGATAAAGGCCCGACTTAGTAAACCTATCTTCAAATAAATCTGACATATCCGCTGTGCTTGGAAGTATATCTCCGGGCTTTAATTTCATTCCTTTGGTTACATGGTTTACTGCCTCAGCACCATCTTCTTGAGCCATAAGCGTTCCTAAAATAACCTTGTCGTCAGACACTTTGCCTAAAAGGTTTTCTAGAACGTCATAAGACTTTTGCCCGGCTGCATCAATAAAACTACCTAAGAAATTAGAATCTTTTTTATTAATCATCTGAGCCAATAAGCTTGTGTCAGATTCAGAGAACAAGCTTGAATCAATTCCCCACTGATCATCAAGACGGCCTTTTCTAATCTCCATTTCTTGAATAAAGGTTTTCAGATTATTATTATCTATAGCGTCTTGAAGCGTGTTTATTTGTGGTTTTAATATACCCATTTGTACTGCGGCTAATTGAGGGTCTTTTTTAACTAAACTCATTACACGCTCAATTGAAGTTGCCACAAACTGATTTTTCTCAGACTCTTCTAAGGTGTCTGCCAAGCCACCTAGCGCGGCTTGTTTCATAGAGTTGAGTTCTGCCATGCTACTTGAACTTATAGAATCACGCAGTTCTGAACTCCAAGCTAAGGATTGAGCCATTTCTTTTTGAATTTCGGGGTCTGCGATCTCGTTAGCTATGGCTGTGAACTCGTCAATAAAAACGTCAGTAACTAACTGGCCCTCTTTTAATTGGTTAGCCATAGCCAAACCTGTTTTCTCAAGCCCTTTTTGTCGCTCCTTTTCAATTGCAACCACCGCTTTAGCTTCGATTCTAGCGTTAGTTAAATCCTGTTTTAAAAGAGTATTCATACGAGATTGCAAACTTAATTGCTCGTCTACTGGCATTTCAACCGGGGGGTTTTCAATAAAGCTATCTAAAAATGCTTGACCATCACCACTTGCTCTTTCAACACCAAAATCACTAGATACTTTAGCGGCCTGCCATTTTGATCTAAAGCTGTCATATTGGCTTTCCCCTTGGCTTGGGGTTACTACTGATCCGGCAACCTTAGATTCAATATCTGATCTAGCTCGATCTAGTCCATTTTCTAAGTCTAGCTCATAATGATTTAGGTTCTTTGTTAGCTCACCTTGCAAATGTTCTGTCTGCCTGCCTCGGTGAAAACTATTTACTTTACCTGTCATACTCAAGCTGTATTTTTCAACACTTTGGTTATAAGCCACTTTAGATGAAGGAAAAGATAGATTCTCCCTATGCTTACTAATTAGTCCTTCCATGTTTTTTTTAAACTGATCTTGTATACCGCCATAGGTAGGCTTGCCATTAGCATCATAAGCATCAGAATCTTGAAGTGATTGCATTAAGGCTTGAGTGTCTTTTTCCAATCCTATAGAAGCGGAGTGCATTTCTGCTTCTTGTTCGGCCTTTTGAACTTTAGCCTCATAATCACCGACAACTTTAGTCAGTGCTTGGGTTGTTTTCATCTTGGCTTGAGCCGCAGAAGATATAGCGCCTAAACTTATCTGCTCTGCCCCGGGTACACCTGTTTGACTTATTCCTTGGATTCTCACGTTATCTTACCCCACCAATCATTCTTGTTGCCTATGTTGCCTACGTTAGAAATAAGCAAGCTTTCACCTTGGCTGCTCATTGCGCTAGCCTGCGCAGAAGCACCAGCGCGTCTAGCTGAGGCGGTTCTTGCACCTTGCTGTGCTGTGAAATTCATTTCATTTTCTGCCACATTAGCTGCCTCAGCCATAACCGCAAGAGTAGAAACGCTACCAATATCCACGCCTGCTTTAGCATAAGAAACAACTCTTTGCCCTTGCTCTTGTTGATATTTATACCTAGTGCGCCTTAATCTTTCTTTTGTTTCTAACTCACTTAGTTGTGCATTCTTTTCGCCTGCTTCTTTCATATCAGAAGACGCGCTCTGAGAATCGCTAAATTGCTTCACTGCCCCTGCGATTTGCAGAAAAGTCATAAAACTCATACTTAATCTCCCACGCTTAACGTGCCGAACAGCGATACAATATGGCAGGCCAGCGGTAAATCTTGTTCAATGGTAATGCGACCATCCCGGTCATAGCCTAGATTTTTAATGTTTATATCCTCAGTTGCCGTAGGTTCTTCATTACCATAGTTTGTGCCGGGTGATCTAACAGGCGGCCTCTGCCCATTAATCTTAGGAATGGCTGAATTATCTAAACGAACAAATATCTCATTCCAGCGTTTCATCTTGCCCAGTGTTGTGCCAGATCCAGCATTAGCGCCCGGGCGAGTAGGTGTTAACCTTGAGACATATTTAAGACCAACCTTAATGCTTGTTGCCGCATAATTTAAGGTAAGCGCACCGCTAGAAACGACTAAATCAGGGTGTACAGCACCATCGGCTGTAATCTGAACAGTCTTGCCCTCTAGGTGAGAAAGTCCCGTCACTGAGCTTGTAGAGCTTCCAGAGTAGGAAATCATACTGTCCATAAAGAAATTAGGGGTGTAACGCTCAACGAACTGCTTTACAGCGCCATTAATCGTGCGCTTAACAACAAGCCAATATTGATCCGGCCCATCCTCTGAGATTACTGCTAAAGATTTGTACTCACCATCTGTGGTGTGCCTATGCCAGCCTACAACTTCCTGAGAAGGATCGTAGGTCAGCATAATTAAAACACCATCAGAACGTAGGCCAAGCAAAAGAGAATCAGGAACGTGAGAGTAACTAAGAGTTGTTAGCCCTCCTTCTGTTATGTGTTCAGCAAGAAAAGTAATATCATCAGATTGAAAACTGTCGCTTTCCCATTTGTAGGCCACATTTCTTACTTGAGTACCAGATCGTTGAATAAAGAATACATCTGAACCCACATAAGCAGGGTGGCCTAGTTTAGATCCGTATGAGGTCTGTCTGCGAACATCAATATTAGTTGGAGTCACCGCAGATTCATTGCCGCCTGTTACTCTAAACTCACCGCCAGAAGTACCGATAATTAGCACTCGTTGAGCGGCTAACCATTTAATATTGTTTACACGATCTGAGGCGATAGCGTAACTAAGGCTGTCATTAGCAGTAGCCCCTAGATCAAAGTTTTCATACTCGCCAGTTTTACTAGCCCAAAATGTTTGAGGTTTAGCTAGTGTCCCGGCATACCAAAGTCTTTGTTCATAAAACACCACCGCAGACGGATAGCCTTTTGTGGAAGTAAAAGCGGCTTCTTGCCATAGGTTAGTTGGGTTAGTGTCCTGTGGCATATACGTTAAATCTTTAATGGTGACATTAGCGACAGTGGCAGAAGCAACACTGTTGACCCTGACCCAAACCACTTCGCCTGTCACTACATTCGGGATTGTGTCTATTAAAAAATCAGCGCCAACATGACTAGAATTAAACAGAGAAGCAGAGGCAGTGATATTTTGAGTCGTAGCACTGACGCTGGCAAAAGTGAGCGTAAGAGATTCATCTTGATTAACAGGTAAGAACGGGCCTTTTTTAAATATTTCATCGGCTATTGTCCAGCTTGCATGAGCAAGTCTTGTTAGTTTTCTTGGCTTGTGACTAGGGTGAACGATCCACATTACATCCGCGTTCTGAGCGAACTGTAGTGCATTAACTTGAGCGTGAGTGTAATTTGTTGCAATCTCATACGCTGCTGAGTTGGCTTGTATTTGACCGCCATTGGTATAAAACCGAATGTAATTATTACCGAACTCTAAAACATAGGTCTGGTCAACGCTGAACTCAAACGGGATCAGCCTAGTTGTATGTGCAGAGTTTTTGACTTCATTAATAAACTCAGTACCACCACGCCTTTTTGCACCGCCATGAGGCAAAGCAATAAAGTTTTCCATGACTTCACAGCCACTAGAATATTTAGGTGAATCAGTACGGCCCATTAGTCGAGGTGATAATTCACCAGAAGAAAAACTATTAATAATCGGGGATAGCCTCATGCGCGAACATTCTCCAAAAGAGTTGCAGTAATGTCCTCAGATCCAACCTCCGCACCATCATACATAGCCGCGTCAGTAATGCCCTTTTCAGACATAGCCCACATATCGTTTGCAAGCGATCTATTTTGAGTTAAAGCATAGGCAATCTCTGCCGATATTCGACAAGAAAGCGCAAAAACAAGAGCCGGGTCAAATTGACCGGGATCAGTAATTCGTGCAACGTATTTAATGGTTGCTGTGTCGCTGTTACAGATTAAATTTTGTCCTTCAACCCGGTATTTAGATTCTTCTTTTAAATCTAAGACAGCGAGGCAGTGAGGATCGTTAGGTAGGCTATAAGCCTTTGTAAAGCCAAATACAGGGGCAGTGGATAGTTGAGCAAGGGTTGCCCGTTGAATAGCACAAGACCAAGGATAGGCTCTTAAAATAGCATCCCTTGCGTCTGCGTAGACAGCGTTACAAACATTTGATTCTGTTGATCCGTCAGTTAATGACGTAATTGTATTAGCACCAAGCATGGCTAAAGCCCGATTACAAATAGATACTTCACTAGCCATGACGAACTCCTTGATTAAAAAAAAGGGGCGTATTTCAGCCCCTTGGTTAATTGCGCTAAGAGATTAAGTCTCTGTGCAAAGAACTTCCACAACACATTCGTCTTGAATGCGTGTAGCTCCAGCAACAAATGACAAGTACACCTGATGGGCGTAAGACTTATCGGGACGTAAATCAATCTTAGTTGAAACGTCTTTACCAATACCCAAGCCCATTGCAGATTTGCTAAATGCAAAACATTTGCGCTGAGTTGAATTTAGGTTTAAACGCTCTGAACGTAAGAATTTGAATCCCATAAACGTGTCAATATCACCTTGAACTAAAGCTTTAACACTGTTGTAGTCACTTGAACTAATCTGAGTTGTAGCTAAAAGGTTAGACACTTGCTGTGAACCCAACACAAAGAAGCGTTCTTCGTCTGGATCAAGATCGTTGCCGTCCATGATTTCTTTAGCAGAGATCAATTTAGCTACAGTAAGACCAGCCGATCCGTGAGCGATCTTTTGCCCGGCAGGCAATGCTACGCTTGAGCCAGCACCATCTACAGCGTTACCCGTTGCAGCGGCAATGATTAGGTCGTCTATAGCGCGAGCCATACTGTTAGCACCTGATTTTGCATAATGCGACTCAGGAGTTACCAACATGCGAACTTTATCCTCATCGTCTATGAGATCAGCCCAATGATAATCTGTCATTGTGGCAACACGACGAGAGTGTGGTACTTCAAGAACTGGTGTGGTGGTGTGGCGTGAGGACTTCACGATTGCTGCCACAGTACCTAAGCGTTCAAAGTTAAATTTCTCGCCCGTTACTGACTGCTCATTGATTGCAGAGCGTAAGCGTGAACCCTTCTGTTGTGCTAGGTGAATTAAGTTATCTTGGAACTGCTGAACAAATGCTTTTGAAATTGTATTAGCCATGATTCTTCTCCGAAATAGGCAAGTTGAAATTGGCGTTTTGAGCTACCCTTACGGACTCTGAACTGGCAATGACGTATGCTTTGACGAGATGAGAAACGGCCCATCCAACCCATCAGGACTAAAATTAGCTACCCTGTTGGATTAGATGTTCAATGATTTCTACGCGGTTATTAGGAATTAAGAAGCTTCTGGATAAGCTTGTGAATATAAACTTTCCATTTTTTCTACTTCCATATTATGTTGAGGGTGGCCTGCTAGGTTATAAGGGTGTTCTCTATTCCTTCTGACTTCGCTAATTCTATCTAGCGCCTCATTAGGTGACAGGGTGAAACGATTACCACTTTGAAGCCCGGCAGATTCATCCTCCGTTAATGTCGCCCCAATTTGAGCCATTAGCTTGATCATGTTCGGATTGTTAGCAAGGCCAGATTCTAATAAAAAGCTTTGAGTTTCAGCATCAGCATAGGCAAGCACTGCGTTTTTTGCTTGAGATAGGCGCTCGTCATAAGCATGGCCCCATTCTTTTTTAAGCAGATCATTAGCTTCTTGCATTTGTTGATCAGTGTCTTCGTCTAGCTTCTTGCCTTGTTCTTGAGTGTTTTCTTGCCATGCTTTGACTTGAGCGTTAGATAACCCATTGTCATGCGCCCACGATAGAAAATCAGGATCAGCCCCGTCCACTTGGTATCCATCTGCGCTTTCTGGCCTTCCAAGACGCGAATACATAGCAGCCCGGGCTTCATCCTCGTCTGTTGGTAGGTTTAACAAGGTAGGAACTTTAGCGGTAAGCTTTGAGTTAAAAGCTGTCCAATCGTCTGTGCTTGCATCCTCTCCCGGAATACGGATTGAGCCGCCAGCGTATTGCTGCGCGTCTAAGTATGATTTAGCTAACGTATTTAAATCAGGTATCTGTGATAGGGATTCATTGCCCCTGTACTCATCAGACAATCCCGAATGCCACGACTCTGCCGGAGCCTCTACCATTAATTCTTCACTCATTTTGTTTCTCCACTACGTTTGTAATTTCTAAATATATGCTCCGCTGCCCTTCTTTAAAGGCAGTTTCATAAGGGTCTGTGGAGAACGAAATTCGATCCCCATAGGCCACTTTCATATTGGCAAGTATTCTCTCGCCTGTTTTGCTACTAAATAATTCTCTTATATCTTTACTGAACTGATCCATTAACCATTTGCTCCAATTCAGCAGCTTGAGTAGCCCCGGATAACTCTTGCTGCCCTTGATCTAACTGTTGCTGTTGTTGCTGTTGTTGCTGCCGCATTTGCCTTAACTCGCCTACCTGTTCGTCACCAAGCAAAATATCGGCTGGCGCTCCCAATCGGTCTGTTATTGTTCTGCCTGCTTTATCAACATCAACAATGTCCAGCACTTCCGGGTTAACTTGAGACAGTTGCATGATTCCTTCAATCGCTCTTTGAATGCCTGTTACTTCATCCATTTTTTGAGATCGCGCTAATGGCCCAACGTATTCAATATCAAGATCACCTCCCACTTCCTGTAAGATTTCTGGCATTGGTGGCAAAGCGTTACCACGCAACATTGCATAAAATGCACGTTCAACAATAGGGTTTAGAAACTCGGATTGTAGTCGCCCAAGTGTAGGCCCAAGCAAACGCTGCATTAGCTCATAGCGAACTTGCACCTCAGTTGCCGTCATTTGAGGCCCGTCATTTAGTTCTAGTTGATCTGAAAAGAAAATGCGCCTGACTGACGCGCGAACATCACCAAGCATCAAGGTGTCTGCATTCCAGTTGGTCGCATTTACTATCGGTTCTAAGTTATTCATGTCGCGCACATACGTTACTGTAGATGGACGCATATCTATTTTGCCAAGAATGCCGTTCTGCATGGCTTTGAGTGGTGGGTCTATACTCTTTTCCCACGCTTTCATAGCAAGCTTACGCGCCTCATTCAGAGTCTTAATGTCTGGTCGAGCAACCGCACCGGGGCCGAACCCGTAAATGTCCCCGGTAGTTTT